TTCCTGGGCACCCAAGCTAGTTTCTGTTGATTGTTTCATCATGATTGCCTTTAAACTTGATTTATAAGCTTCTAATTCTGCCAACTCACCTTTAGCTTTAGCGTATTCCGGGGCAAATTCATATAAATAATCAACGCAATCATTAGGATCAACTACACGTGTTTCAGCTTTCATGTTTCCATCCATATTTTAATAATTACAACAAAAATAAATATCCAAAAAACAAACCCAGTAAAACAAAATAAAGCCATTAAAAAATTAATCATAGCCATTGCCTATCTACAGTTCCTTTGTTACCCTTACGCCATTGATCAGCCATATCTTTTTGCAATTGATTTAACCTTTTTTTATATGCTGGGTTAGACAACAATTTGCGTATAGCGGCCAAGCCATGTTCTTTTCTGTATCGAAGCAATCCACGCACTTCGCATTGATGCCGGTGTTCATCCAAACTTAACATTGATTACGTTCCCATTAACCGCACGGTGTACGGCTTCTTTAAATTGATAAAAATGGTCAAATTGACTAGGATCAAGATTAAACTCCCGACCTTTTTCAATCAGACCTGTTGATGTTTCGTGCCATTCCTTGCCTTTAACGACCTGAATAACAATTTCATCTTCAAATCTACCCTGACGTAACCAAGTCGTAGCGTGAGGTATAAACTGCATTTCTGTACCTTCTATGTTCCAGTGCTTTACTTGATTGTCTATGGCATCTAAAGCCATTTGTTGATCTTCCTTTGGCATACGGTTAAAGACTTCTTTGGCCATGCGTTTAGCAATCTTGCGAGGATATTTAGCCCAAAAGATTTCAAAGTTCATTTTCATTTGCCTTTCTTGATGCTGTTTCCAATATTAATCGGGCATATAAAATCATTTGTTCTTCAAAATATTTAGGGTTATGTATTGTTGATTTACTTTCATCTTTAAATACACAAAAATAATTAAAAGTTGCAATTATTTCCTCATCGGTTAACTCACGCAGTTTCAACGCTTCTATTTCAGCTTGTTGTTGACGTAGCAATAATATAGCTTTTTGCACAAACTCAAGTGCTTCTATAGTAGTGTGAATCTTTTTAGCAGAATCTGCTAGTTTATTTGCATTCATTTTTCACTCACTTTTGTATATTGTATGTTTACGTTTCTATGGCTTAATGAAATTGCCAATGCTTTTAACTGTTCTATTTCAGTTTCAAGCTTTATAACTTCCTTGCGTTCAGCAAATAAATCATCAATAAGTTTTACGTTATGTTCTTGCAAATCATTAATTTTTTTGTCTTTTAATATGATTTCGTTAATTAAACGATTAATTTCAAGCATTAAATTGCCAATTACTTTATCGGCTTCATTTAAGATTTGATTAGACATTAGTCGCACCTTTCTAATTGTAGGTCACGTTCAATATTGTCACGATCCCTGTACATTTTCCATTTTTGAAAGTCTGTCATGTACAACTCACAATCTTTAACCTTTTGCTTTAAAAATTCAATGTCTTTTTTTAATTCTTCTATTTCGTTCATAGTAAACCCCGGCATTTTCTAATCACTTCCTGGGGAACATCAACGGCCATTGGATAGGTAGCCATGCGGCAATCATATTTAACAGTATCTGTGGCTTGTATGGTCTTGTACATGGCATATCCAAGTGTTGACATCAACACAGTAAAAAGAATAACCCAGCATATAAAACATTCTTTTTCTTCTATTGGCATATTTTCACCACGTCTTGGAGGTATATAAAATGTCATTTGTTAATCCTTTCGCCTATCCATTTCATTACGGGAACTGCCATTGAATTACCTAAAGCTTTGTATCTTGCACCACTAGGGCAGTTTTCTTTAATATTAGTGTAATTGTCGGGAAAACCTTGAAGGCGTTCACATTCAATTTCAGTTAAACGTCTAACTGACATATTTTGCATAATGTTTGTGCCAATTCCAGCTTTAATCAAAGTATTAGAAACGGTTGTTTCATTTACATATAAACCACCATTTGGCCTATCTTTTCTACGGCCATTGGCATCGCAAAAAGTTATGTTGTAAGCAACTACATGAGGGCCTTTTGCAACTAAAGTTGGCATAGTTTCAGTAGTTTCAATATATGGCTTATATTGGGCGTTAATGCCTTGATTAAATGCGGCACGATCAATAACAATTAAATCAGTAGCATCTTTATAATCACGTGCTTTTATAGTACTAGCGGTTCCATCTTCAGAATATTCGCCAAAAGCAACAAGGCGGTTTGTAGTAATAGATGATTTTTTATTTAACCATACTGGTGCTAATTCTTCATGGTTGTTGCGACTGTTTCCAAAGCGTGCTGTAATGGTTCCGGCAACTTCTTCCCTCGGTTTAATGCTCTTCTTAATACTCCTTTGCAAGCTTTCGGACTCAAATAATACTTTTGCTGGACTAACCCAGTCTCCAAAACATCCGACAACAAACACTCTTCTACGTCTTTGTGGTACTCCAAAGTACTGAGCATCAAGTACCCTATATGCCCACCCATAGCCGAGTTCGCCCAACGCCCCGAGGAAGGAACCAAAATCCCGTCCACCATTTGAACTGAGGACACCTGGCACGTTTTCCCAAACGCACCACTTGGGTCTAAACTTGTCAAGAATTCCAACATAGGTAAGGGCAAGGTTTCCCCTTGGGTCTTCAAGTCCTTTTCTAAGTCCGGCAACGCTAAAGCTTTGGCATGGGGTTCCCCCAACGAGTAAATCCAGTCGATTTGATCCAAAATCCCACTCCTTATATTTAGTCATGTCACCAAGATTAGGGACATTCGGATAATGATGTGCAAGCACTTCACTAGGAAATTTTTCTATTTCAGAAAACCCTAAAGGTTTCCATCCTAAATGATGCCATGCAACAGTTGCGGCTTCTATGCCACTACATACGCTTAAATAGTTCATTATGAGTAGTATCTTTCAAAGTCTAACTTTGCTGGATTTAATTCATAATACAACTCAGGTTGTTCACGTTTATTTTTATCAACAATTTGATAAACAGTATCAAATCCAATCTGTATTGGACCTTCTAATTTAAAATTTTCGTTTTCGTAAATGATTTCCATTTTGTTTGTCCTTTAATAAATTACAGAACCAAACAACTTGTTAATATTAAAACCAGCTTCTTCTGCTCTCATACCAGCCGCATTACAAGCAACACCAACTAATTCAGCATCTTCTTCAGCAGACCAACCACAAGCATTGTTATGTGCTTTAAAAGATACATTTTCTAAATCTACACATTGGTCAGTTAATGAAACACCAATTTCTTTTTCAATTTTTTCTAATTTAGCGATTAATTCTTTATATTTCATTTTGATTTCCTTATTTATCACGATCACATGACCGTATATGTAATTTACTAAAGTAATCTTTACTTGTAAAGTGTTTTTTAACGTATTAGGGTTTTCCTTAGAAATATCCTATTTACTGTTGTATTATTGCTAATTGCTTTTTGGTGGACGAACCTAGCCCACCTGGTTCGCCTTCAACTGTTTGCTTTTCGGAGCCACAGAACCCGACAGTCGTTCAAGGAACCGGCACTATCTTCGCCACCGGTCTATGTGCTATTACATCCTTTATTCCCCCAGTAGCACTTTCGTCTTAATCGCTGGTGGTGATGAATCCCCAATCAAGAACGATGGGAACTGAACAGACAATAAAAAAAGGCTTTAGGGGTAGCTTTGTTATCGAACGGCTTGGGAAATGCCTCTTTATTCCATTTCCTAAACCAACAAAGTTACCTCTAAAACCCTAATCATCGAGTGTTCGATTCCTCAATGGTTAAAACTATATCATAAATCTTTAAATTTTTTCAACTCCGGCCAAATTATTTGCCAAGTCTTTGGAAATAAGTCTTTTCGGGTTACTAAGCCAGCCGATTCTTTTTCTATGGTTGCCGCTATTAACATCAATGGTGCGGCCGGTATTGCGTTATTGTTACGCCATTGACATACCGCTTGCACCGTTACTCCACAAAGCTTTGCAACCTTTGCTGGACGGCCTAACATATCAATTAGTTGTGAATCTGTCATATTTTTATCCTTTTTGCTAAATATTTCTTTACAACAACTAAATTTTACTTTACATTTGTAAGTACGGCAATGTTGCCGTGATAAAAAGGAGTAATAAAAATGGAATTTAGATCAGAAACCGATGATTATGAAGCACAACACAATGACCAAGTTCAAACCGAATTTAGGTTGAATGAAATCTTTTTCACCCTGGAAAGCGGTCAACCTTTAGATAGTGAGGAAATAGCACTACTGCGATATTCATGCGGTATGCCCAAAAAACCTTACGTAAGCCCACTCACAGAAATATTTGATGATTTCGCCAATATATTTGGCAAAGGAAAATAAAATGATAATTGCAAAACAAAACACATCCAGTAACGATTTTAAACTACCACCGGCCGGCAGTTTCATGGCCCGTCTTTACAGAATAATTGACATTGGCACCCAAACCACAGAATGGATGGGCAAGCGTAAAATGCAACGCAAAATTATTGCTATGTTTGAATTACATGGTGAAGACAACAACAATCAACCATTGCTTACAGCAGACGGTAAGCCATTAATTGTGTCTAAGCGATATACCCTATCACTTGACGAAAAAGCTACGCTACGTAAGGATTTAGAAGCCTGGCGTGGCAAAGCATTCACTCAGGAAGAGTTGGACGGCTTTAACTTAGAAGTTTTGCTTGGTAAGTTTTGCATGGTATCAGTCACACATACAGAACACGATGGTAAGCAATACGCTAACATTTCAAGCATTAGCCAAGTACCGTCAGCACTTAAAAAATTGGGTGAGCCTAAAGGCGTTAATGAGGTTATGATATTTACGCTTTATCCATTTGATCAATCTAAGTTTGAAAAGCTTTCTGAGGGCTTACAGGGCGTTATTAAGAAGTCTTCTGAGTACCGTAATACTTTTGAACCTTATGCACCGGCATCCACATCTTCATCAATTGAAGAAATGGACGATGACATCCCATTTTAGGAGGAAATATGAAACCAATAGTTAAGTTTATAGTTACGGATCATTACACCTTGAAAACTCATCAAGATATTGGCCAAGATGAAACTGCTGAAATTATTGGTTTTACTTATCTTGATTTGTGCAAGTTTACTAGGGCTTTAATTACTGAAGCCGCTTGCCTGGTTAAAGACCCAAAAGATCGTAATTTAATTTTACAAACATTAGGCGAATAAATATGAAATGTATTGATTGCAAATGGTTCTCAGGAACCGTAAATGATACGTATGGCTTATGCAAACGTTATCCAACTGCACAAAATAAGACCCAGCATGACTGGTGTGGTGATTACACTAGCAAAAGTGATGAAGATAAACCAATAAAAATTAACTTTGTTAATGAAGAAACCCCACAAAAATACGGCAGAAGGGCTAAAAATGCTAATTAAAGAACGTCAAAGCGAAGCTGGGCATTGGTATGATGAACAAGGATTGCCGGCTTACACCATTGTTGGTAAAAATGGCAATTTACGCCCAACAACCTTACGTGATGCCCGTGTTTTAAACCTAAAGCCTAGCGTTTCCGGAATTATTAGCGTAGCCGCCAAGCCGGGCCTTGACACGTGGAAGCAACAACAAGTGCTTTTA